CTATATATTTATAACATGTTTCTTGTGACGAAAATGGAAAGTTTACCATTGGAAAATTGACCCATGTGGCAGTATCTCCTAGTGCCCATAGTATTGTTATAATAGGAATCCACATTAGAATTTAACCTCAACTCCAACAACAATGTCTTCCATTTCCCAATCCGTATCTAATCCTGATGAGATATAAACAGACGTACTGTTTGCATCTAATATATCATATTCAGCTTTAAAGTCCATACCTGTATATTCAAACTCCTTAATGTCAAAATCTACATCTCCTGTAATAGAAAAACCATATAAACCAATTGTTTTTCCAATTTCCCCTGTTAAGGTTGAAGCACTTGTATCTGTATTATACTCCCCTTTTATTGTGTTGTCAAGTCCTAATAGTCCTGCCTGTGCAGAAAATGGTAATAAAACGGCTAATACTAATAATAATTTGTTCATGTTAATCCTTTCCTTTAAATGTGTCTTTAATATTTTTAACGACATTTTTCAAATTAAACCCTTTTGAATTGGGTCTATATACACAACTATATTGGGGTGGACATACACCTGCGTCATAGGGTACGGTGTTTGTATAGTATGTTCTGTTTGCTCCAACATACACACAAAGTCTTGCGTCATTGTGTATACTTTGTGAAGCTAATCGGCATGTTGTCATTTGTTGTGCCTGTACAATCGGTACAAAGGCTAACAGCACTATGCCAAAAATATAAGCCATAAGATACTTCCTACTGCTCCTGCTCCAATTAAACAGGCAACCGTGATAATAGTAGCATCTCGTAATTCTTGTTGTCGTTGTTCTTTTGCATAGACAGCTTCCTGTCTTGCCTTTCTTATACGACCTTCCTCTTTAATTATATCTTCCCAAGCTGTTAAACCATAGTTTCCAATTAAAAAGTTTTTTAATTCTTCTCGTTGCTTTGATAACTTTTTCTTTGCTGCAAACGATTGAAGGGCAACTTCCTCAACTGACCCATTAAATATTCTATCTATCTGTGATGGGTTACTTGCACGTTTGTTAATGTTATCAACATCACTTACGGCTGCTGAAAGTGTAATGGGGTCTATCAATTTACTTATCCTTTGGAAAACAAACAGCCGTTAATTTTTTTTGCGTTCCGTTAGGCTGGGGTATTGAACGCTGGTCATTTAATCTTTCTGCAAAGTATCGACATCTATTAATGTCATCAAATACTTGTGTTTTATTATATAGGGCTTCTCCTAAATAAATATATAAAACAAATTCAATCACAGGTAACTGTTAAGCCACTCATAAAATCCTTTGCCTTTTTGTTTTGGTACATTTAAATCTAACCAATCAAAAAATGATAATGATTTTTTCTTTGTTTGTTGCATAATAGGGTCGTTGTCTCCAAGACTGCCACCAAATGCATCTTCACTTGGTTGATTTGTTTGATATAATTTTTCTGTTCCTTTAGCCACGGTATCCTCCCCCTTTTGCTTTATATTGTTTTGCTAACATCTGTGCTTTTCTAGCAGACCATTGTCCGGGATTACCACCCTTACCACCTGCTTTAATTCTATTAAATAAACTTTTACGCATAGTTGGTTTCGTGTAATTCCCTGCTTTGTTTACAGAGCTACCCTTATTTAGTTTTAAAGCTGATAAAGTCTTTGCTTGACCTGCATGAGCCTTACTAGCTTTACGCAGTTTACCTGCTACTTTTTTTATTGTCGCTTTTGCTTTTGCTGTCATGTGCTTTCTTCAAACTTTCTTTTGCTTTTTTAAATATGGCAACAACTTCCGTTTTGCCCATAACCTTTGCTCTTTGTTCGGCAACGGTTAAGATTTGAATTTTTCTTGCATACGGCTTATTAAGTTTTTTAACCTTTGCAACCGTTGCTCTGGCATCAGACGGAGTTGCAAATTTAATGCTAACCGTGTCTTTAGGGTTTTCATCCGTGTATAAACGTCTGCCACTTCCTTTTGGTTTTTTGCCTGTGCCAACTTTAGGGTCTTTTCTTTTTGTGTGTTTTGTCATTGTATAAATTATCAAAAGTT